CAACAAAACATAATTATGTTGATGTTTCCGAAGAACATAATATTCTTTATTATGATAAAATTAAGCAAAATTTTGAATATAAAAATACTCTTGATTTCAAAATCGGTGATTTATTGGTTGTGGATACAAAAAACACTAATAATTTTCATATAGTAATAGATAAAACAAAACCTAAAAACTGTAGAAATGGATATTGGGATGATATTGAGTCAATACCATATGAGGTGACAAATGAATTTGCCGAGTTATTTGGATTCTTGATTGGAGACGGATGGATAAGTAATAATGCGGTATATTTTGCAATGGGCGTTCATAAAACGATAAATGAAAAGTATATTAATTACTTGGAAAATTTTTCAAATAAGAAAATAAAATTTCATGGCGGCAAAGATGATGAGTCTCAAGGAATATGTAATTCCAAAATGTTAAAAACAATTCTACAAAGATTGGAATTTGATGGGAAATCATATTCAAAAAGGATACCTAAATGGGTATTTTCATCATCATATGAAATTCGTAAATCGTTTTTAAATGGATTAATTGATTCTGATGGATCATCAAACATAGATGAATGGAATTGTAAAAGGTATTCCATTGAATTATCAAACGAAGAATTAATCAAAGACATTAAAATACTCGTACAATCCTTGGGATGGAAAAGCGGAAAAATAATTAGTAGGTTAAGAAAAAATGGATGTATAGGCGACAGAAAATTTAAATCACAAAGAAGAAGTTATTATTTTTATTTTTACGAAAGTAGTGTGAGTCAAAAATTAAAATATGATATAACCAACAGATTAACCAATGATTTCATAGTTGAGCCAATAATTTCGATTGAAAATATTGGAAAACATGAAACTCACGACATTTATGTGGAAAACGAAAATCATAATTTTTATGCAAATGGTATTGTTGTACATAATTCGATGTTGGACAAAATCAGAAGAATTTGGAAACAATTACTTTTGGCAGAAGATGCTATGTTAATTTATAGAACATCAAGAGCACCCGAAAGAAGAGTTTTCAAAATATTTGTTGGTAATATGGATGATAAGGATATCGAAGCATATGTACAAAAAATAGCCAATAAATTTAAAAGGGATCAGGTTGTGGATCAGAAAAACGGACAGGTTGATATGAGATACAATCAAATGGCTGTTGATCAGGATTACTTTATTCCTGTTCGTGACCCTGCACAACCAAGTCCAATTGAGACATTGCCCGGAGCACAGAATTTGGGAGAAATCGCCGATATCGAATATATTCAGAAGAAAATGCTAGCTGCTCTTCGTATTCCAAAAGCTTTCTTAGGATTTGAAGACGTTATCGGTAATGGTAAAGGATTGGCTTTACTTGATATTCGTTTCGCTCGAACCATCAATAGAATACAACAATCAGTAATTCAAGAATTAAATAAGATCGCTTTGATTCATTTATTCCTTTTAGGGTTAGAAGATGAATTGAATAACTTTACATTGATGATGACTAACCCGTCTGGCCAATCTGATTTATTGAAGATTGAATCATGGAAAGAAAAAATCACCATGTATAAAGATGCGACTTCGGATCAATCACAAATGGGTATTCTTCCTGTATCACATACATGGGCTAAAAAGAATATTTTGGGAATGAGTGATAATGAAGTAATTCTTGATCTACAGCAACAAAGATTAGAAAGAGCAATCGGATTCGAATTAACAAATACTCAGACTATTATCAAGCGTTCGGGTATATTTGATGAGGTGGATAAAAAATATGGTATTTCTGAAGAAGAGAGGAAGAAACTTGAAGCTGCGGGCGCTGCCGCACAGACACAGCCTGGTGAAGCACCTGGCGGTGGAGGTGGCGGCGGAAGTAGTAGTCTGCCTGAAATGGGTGGAGCACCTGGCGGAGGTTTAGGGGCGCCGCCAGCACCAACAGGAAATGAGGCTGGCGCGCCAGCCGGGGCGGCGCCTGCGGGCGGAGCCGCACCATTAAGTGAAGAAAAAATCAATTCTAAAAAAGAGAAAATATTGTCCATGTTAAATGAAGATACATCATTAGAAGATTTATTTGATGGAAAAAGAGCACAAGATAATATTTATCTAATGGAAAAAGCAATAAAAGATATTTTAAATGAATAAAAAATGAATAAATTTGGAACTATTAAAAGTAAGGTTTTGCAAGCATTGTCTGAATCTTATACCAAACAGGATAAAAAACAGCTTAAAGAAATTATAACTACCATTAAGAAAGATAGTAATTTCAAAGAGATGTATTTGTTTTATGAAGAATTTGAAAACAAATATATAGAGGATCCGGAAGATGCTGCCACATATCTTGAAGAAATACGATCTATATTATATGATAAACCCGCGCTTATTAAAGAAACTTGTAAAGCGTTGGATGAAAAAATTGGCGATGTTCAAATTATTGAAAATGAATTATATTCAAATTTGGACGCATTCATAGATCCTCGTAAGTTACAAAATATCGATAAAAGAATCGTTGCAAAGAAAAAACTTATTGAATATTTAACAACTAAAAAAGAAACTCCGATTGTCGAAAGCACGACATTCACGGGAAATGAAAATCTTTTACACGCCGTTTTAGTGAATAATTTTAATGCGTTATATGGTAATACATTAGATGAAGGCGAGAAAACAGAATTAGAAACTATACTTTCCATACCTGAAAAAGATTTGAAAAATGGTTTTGATGTGTTAAAAGAACAAACAAGTTCAAAAATCGCTAAAATGATTTTAAAGGAGCAAAACGCGGATGTTGTAAAAAAATTACTTGAAACGGATGATGAAATGTTAAAGATGGCGTCGACCAGATTAAACTACTATAAACTATTAAAATTGAATAACGGACTTTAAATCCGTTTTTTTTGTTTTTAATTTTTTTTTTCTTTATATTTGGTATATATTCACCATAAAATAGCAAAATATGAAGAAAATTGATGAAAACGGGAAAGTTTATAACATTGGGTTATTATGGCAATGTTAAAATTGGATATGGGACTGTAAACCACAAAAATTTAAAAACAATTTATATAAAGTTAAATTCGTGGATTGAACCTGAAGATGACGAAAATGAATTTAATGAATTATTATCCAAAACAAAAAGAAAAATCAAATTACGAATATACAATTTAAAATCTGATTTATTTAAAAAAGAATCAATAGTCGATTTAGATGTTAGAACCAAAGGAATTAAATTGGGGAAAAAATCTTTTATTAACCTGGAAATAACATTATTCACTCAAAAACATTTTGATATAAGATCTAAAGAACTAAAGAATACAATAAAATCTTTGGTTGAAAATATAATTGATTCGGATTTAGATAATAAAATTTTATTTAATTTTTCTAAAAATAAAAAATAAGTTCCGATACCGATGTATTTATAGTAAAACTATAGATGAATCAATCGGTATTGGAGATATTAAGGCCAAATGAAACTGGCAAAAGGGGACTTTTAATTGAATTTGACGCTGGTCATATTTCCCCCGAAGAAAATAAACAAGTTATCGCCGAAATGAAGGATATGGACTTTTCTAAAGACCTGATCCTTTATGCTGTTTTACAAAAATACGATATACCCAATAAAAACGGAAGAGTTTATCCCAAATCCGTTTTAATGAGAGAAAACGAAAAATATCAACAAATTATCAAAAATGGCGGAGCATTAAATGAGCTCAATCACCCCACATCATCCCTTATAGATTTAGACAGAGTATCCCATTCTGTCCTTGAAACATGGTGGGAAGGTAATGTATTAGTAGGTAAAATTAAAGTATACACTTCTCCAGGTTGGAAGAAAATGGGCATTATTAGTTGTAAAGGCGATCAGACCGCAAATTTATTATTAAATGGAGCGACATTGGGCATTTCTTCCCGTGGCGTTGGATCATTAAAAAGCGAAAAGGGACAAAATGTTGTACAAGATGATTTCGAACTTGTATGTTTTGACATTGTATCTTCTCCATCAACCCCTGGCGCATACATATTTAGCGATTTGGATGATAGGGTAAAATACGAAGAAACTATCCAAGAAAGGCCAGAAGAGATAAATAATGTGAAATCTCTTATGAATAGATTGGATGATTTTATAACAAGATAATAAAAAATTTTTTGATTTAAAGTGCATAAAGATAAACTTTTAATAATTTCATAATATTTATAAAAACAAAACAAAAAGAAAAATGGCTCAAAAATCTATTTTAGAACAAGCATTACTTCAAGTACAAACACTTGAAGAGGCCGTAAAAGCGAACGCAAAAGGTATACTTGCTTCAACTATGAAACAAGAACTAAATGATTTGCTAAAAGAAGAAGAGGAAGATAATCTTCCTGATAAAGAAGAAAAAGATGTGCCCGCTGAAGCAGGTGATGATGAAACTTCAATAAGCGATGAACCAAAAGGTGATGAGGAACCAGACAATGACGCTGACGACGCAAACCCAGAACTTGAAGACAAACCAGAGGGTGAATTCCCTGCTGCCGACGATGACATGGGTGCTGAAAGCGACGATGACGACACTCTTGATATGACTGGAGCTTCAGAAGAAGAAGTTTTGAAAGTTTTCAAAGCTATGAAACCTGAAGATGGCATTGTTGTTAAAAAGGAAGGTAATACAGTTCAATTCTCTGATCAGGGAAATGATTATATTATTAAACTTGATGACGAGGGTAGTGAAGAACCTGAAAGCACAGAAATGCCTGATGGCGCAGAAATGCCTGATGGACTTGCTGAACAGTCAGAAAGTGCAAACCAAGATGAAATTGTTTACGAAATCGAACTCGATGACGATGATGATTCTCAGGAAATGGAAGCAACAGAAGAGGTAAGCCTTAAAGATGGTAAACCTTTCGATCAGAAATCACCTAAAGGAGGAGTTAAAAAGTTACAAGCTAATGAAACTGTTACAGTAACTAAGAGTGTAACAACTAAAGATGGACAACCATTCAACAAAAAATCTCCTCAGCAAGGCGTTAAAAAATTACAAGCTAACGAAGAAACAATTGGCGGCGCAAAAAGACCTGGAACACCTCTAAAAGGTACGGGTGGCCCCGAAACAAAAGAACCTGGTAAAGGTGGTGAAAAAGCTACGCAGGCTGAACCTCATGATGGCACTCCTGTAAAGGGAACAAAACCAGCAGAGAAAAAAGAGCCTGGCAAAGGTGGCACAAAAGTAACACAAACTGAAAAACATCCCGGAACCCCACCTAAAGGTGAAGGTAAACCAGTTGTTAAAGAGCCAAAAGAACAGTTCCAAACAAGTTACGAAGAAGAATGTAAAGAATGTGGCGATAAAGATGTGAAAGAAGTAGAAGCTACGGAAGCCGCAAGAACAAAATGGAATATCCATGGAGATAAGGGCGGCGGTGAGCCTGGCAGAACTGGCTTAAAGAGTAAGAAATTATTTGCAACTGGCGGTGGCCAGAATATGGGAGTTGTTGCTGAAGAAGTCGAAACACTTAGAAAGCAAAACGCCGAATACAAAAAAGCACTTATTCTTTTCAAAGACAAGCTTAATGAAGTCGCAGTTTTCAACGCAAATTTAGCTTATGCTACTCGTCTATTTACTGAGCATTCAACCACAAAACAAGAGAAATTGAATATTTTAAAAAGATTTGATTCGATTTCAACTATAACTGAATCAAAAAATCTTTACGCTACTATTCAAACTGAACTCGAAACTAAAAAACCGATATCAGAGGCGATGGTAGAAAAAATTGCATCAACTCCACAGTCCTCATCGACTGAAGTTTTATCAGAGTCAAAAGCTTATGAAAGTCCTCAGTTTGCAAGAATGAAAGAATTGATGAAAAAATTAAATCGATAACAATAAAAAAATAAAACTAAAAAACCAATATTTAAATGGGAGCATTATTAGAATCAGGTATGGTTGGTAACATCGGGTTAAAACACCTTAGAGTTATCAAAGAAGATACCATAAGAAAATGGGATGACCTAGGTTTCCTTGAGGGACTTGTAGGACATCAGAAAGACAACATCGCTCAGTTGTATGAAAACGAAGCGAGTTTCTTGATAAACGAAGCAGCAGTTAGTGATTCAAGTGGATCATTCGAAACTGTTGTATTCCCGATTATACGAAGAGTATTCTCGAAACTTTTAGCTAATGACATCGTTAGCGTACAGGCGATGAACCTTCCTATAGGTAAGTTGTTCTTCTTCATTCCTAAAATTCAGGAAAGAAATCAGACAGGTAATCCTTCAGCTCATTACAAGCCTTACAAAGAGCCAGGTAACACAAATGTACAAACTGACGGTTATCCTGACACAGCAGTTAATCTTTATGATCGTTTCTATGAAGATGATAGCGGTACTGGTAACTCACCTGATACAGGATTGTTCGACTACTCAAAAGGTAGATATGTAACATCAGGTATCACAGGTACACATGTTATTACATTCGCAAACGGACAGGCAGTATCCGGTGGACCTAGCGGAAGTACAGTTAGTCAGGTTGTCGTATCCTTCACAGGATTCGCAAATGACGGAGCTGGACACCTTATCGGACCTAACGGTGCTGTTATGGACACAGAAGATTTCTTGGCTTCAGCTTGGGTTTCATATCCAACAACTGCAACATCAAGAAACTTCAATGTCGTAACTCAGAAATACGGAAAAGGTATTGTTGAGTATGGATCAAAATCAACAAATGTCAACTATCCAACTGGTAGATTTTATGATGTTTGCGACGCAACTGGAACAATCTACATTAGTGTAGATATGGACAGTTATTCTTCAACAGGTGGATTTACTGGAACAACAGCTCCATCAACTGGCTTTACGGCTGGCGCGTTCACACTTACTTACAGAAACTACGACTCTCTTGAATTCGAAGATGAAATCGGTGAAGTATCATTTGACTTGTCAAGTGTTACAGTATCCGTTACTGAAAGAAAATTAAGAGCTAGCTGGTCTCCTGAACTTGCACAGGACGTTAGTGCCTTCCACAACATCGATGCTGAAGCTGAGTTAACAGCTCTTCTTTCAGAACAAATCGCTGCTGAGGTAGACCGTGAAATCCTTCGTGACCTTAGAAAAGGTGCAGCTTGGAAATCTCGTTGGGACTATAACGAGTGGAAATATGGTAACGCTGGAACAGCTTACCTTGGATACACACAGAAGGACTGGAACCAGACTTTGGTAACAAAGATCAACCAGCTTTCAGCACAGATACATAAAACTACTCTTAGAGGTGGTGCAAACTGGATCGTTATTTCTGCGGAAGTATCGGCTCTATTTGACGACCTTGAGTATTTCCACGTATCAAACGCAGCTCCTGAGCAGGATCAGTATAACATGGGAATCGAGAAAATCGGTACATTGGCTGGCCGTTATCAGGTATACCGTGACCCATACTTCCCAGCAAATAAGATCTTGATTGGCCATAAAGGAAAATCATTATTGGACGCTGGTTATGTATATGCACCGTATGTACCTCTACAGTTGACTCCAACTATGTACAACCCATTCAACATGACACCGATAAAAGGTATTATGACCAGATACGCGAAAAAGATGGTAAACAACAGATACTTCGGGGTTATTGATGTTAAGGGTATTGTTACATTCGATATGAACACATTAAGATAATAAATATCTTAGGAATAAAAGAAAAAGGGACAAGAAATTGTTCCTTTTTTATTTATATTTAAAGATAGGATTAAAATTAAATGGGTTATAATTTGTTTTTCTCAATATTTATATGTAAATTTGTAAAAAATAAAATATGAGTAAAACAAATCTAACAGATGATGATGTGAGTAAAATCATCGAGATGTATGGCGCGGAAATAAAAAGTACACATAAATTAGGAGAACTCTTTAAAGTTGGGCATAGAAAAATTTCACAAGTATTGAAGTCCAATGGAATTTTAATTAATAAAAGAGGTGCTCAAGAGAAGGACGGTAATAGTAAAGCAATTGAACAAAGTAAAATCAATCGTTATGGTTTAGATGATAAAAACAGAATATTAATTGCCGTATGCAAAAAAACTCAAAAAGAATTTAATGATGTGAATAATTTATCTGGGGCTCTTACTACTCATATATTAGAAACATTTGAAAATGCTCATATACCATCAACCAACTATCAACGAAAAAAATATGAAAGTATTAATGGAAAAAAATGGTATGAAGAATATTTTGACATTATCGAGAAGGATATTAAAAATGTCAGAGTATGTAAATTATGTGGATGGGAAACGGAAGATGTTTTAAATAAAACAGGATGCTTTGAAGTTCATGTAACAAAAAATCATAATATACCATTATATGAATATCTGGAAAATTTTCCTGACGATATTAAGTATCATAAAAATTTTATAAAGAATATCGAGCGTGATGAACAATTCTTAAATAATGAAAATTTCGTTATTTGTAAACTTT